TCTACCTTTGGTGTGGGTTCTACCTTTGGTGTGGGTTCTACCTTTGGTGTGGGTTCTACCTTTGGTGTGGGTTCTACCTTTGGTGTGGCTTCTACCTTTGGTGTGGCTTCTACCTTTGGTGTGGCTTCTACCTTTGGTGTGGATTCTACCTTTGGTGTGGGTTCTACCTTTGGTGTGGCTTCTACCTTTAGCGTTTCAATATTTGTTGGTTCTTGAGTTAATGGAGTATTCTCTTGCGTTATTGTTTTTTCAACCATAATAGATAAAGATTCAATATTTATGTTATATTTGTTACATAAATTATTAATAGTTTCCGAACGGGATTTGTATAATTTTAGTTGCTTATTTAATAGCTCACATTCAGATATTTTTTGAGATAATTGCATTTGTATATTTTTTAATATTGAAACTTTTCGTCCATCTTCTTGTTCTATTTCGATTTGCTTTTCTTTTAAAATAATAAGGTTTAATCTTTCGTTAATTTCCCTTTCTGAATCTATTACTCTTTTTTCTCTTTCTTGAATTTCCAATTTTTTTTTATCTAATACCTCTATTAATTTGTTGCATTCATTTTGTTTATTTGTAATATCTATAATATTATTTTTTAATTCAATAACTGCTGTTTTCATTGATATTATTGTTGCGTCTACTTTGTCTTCAATAATTTGAATAGACATGATTTAAATATATTTGATTAAAGATAATTGAATATAATAAGTATTTATTCTTTATATTAGAATATATGAGTGTCCCTATATTACATAAGGTTTATAGTTTTATGAATAAACTGGGATTTATAGATAAAATACCAAGCAATTTAAATGAAATATCAAAAGATATATACCTATTAAATGATATTCACCATTATATTTATCTGACTGTCTCAAATAATGGTTTAACTATTGAAGAAAAAAAATTTCATTTAAAAGAATTGGGTATTTTTACAGATGACCATATAAACTATATTATAAAAAATAAAAAAAAAATTATAGAACCTATCGAGACAATTCTAAAAAAACGATGGAGTAATAAAGTAACTGTAAAAACTGGAGGTTTTAAAAGTAGGCATCCAACACCAGATATTACTATAACGGATTGGGTTTTTTTTCCATTATGGTCAATAGAGAATGCGCCTTTAATAGGACCTTTCTTTGGGTCACCTTTGGATTTTATAAGTATAACATTGGCTAATATGGATATATTAGTAGATAATATGACCAGAGTTGCCGAAAGTATACGTGATCCATTATTACAATCAGCAATGTCTGTTTTTTCAGTAAGCACCGCTGGTGTAGGATTAGCAGTCACTCCTTTTATAATTCCAGTTGTAAATAGTGTTGTTGATCTATTTGTTCATATGATAGCACATTCTATTGATATGATAAATATGTTTTTTAATATAAGTCGTAAAAATTTTGGTTTATCTTATTTATTATTAATGGAAATTATACCACCATTGAATGTGTTAATTGATAAAATAATAAATTATGTTGTTATAATAAATAGATCTTTAAAAAGAAATGTGCGATTTATTGATATGTTTATTGATTATATAGATGTTTATGAAGAAACAATTAAATTATTATTATATCCACAAGCAACCATCTATAGAAATATGAAACCATATAAAGGAAAATTCAATGAAATAATAAATAATATAAATAATATTCCTGTTGGTAATATTCCTATAGCATCAAATATCGCAAATACATTAAAATTTAATTTAACTAATATATTAAAAAAAATTGAAAATAAAATAAATACTTTAATACCAAATTAAAACAAGTAATGATTACTCATCGAATTTTAGAAGCTATATCCAAAAATATTACTAATAATGAGAATAAAGCTGAGATATTACAAATAATAAAAGACTTATTGAAAAAGAAATATAATTGTTATGACGCATTTTTTGATATTTATAAATATATAGGTAATGATATCAAAAAATTATTTAATATTGTTGCACCATTTGTATTTATCTATTATTCAGATAATCAGTGTTGTAGTTTAATATGGAAAGTTGATAAATATATTGATACAGATGGAAAAACAATAATTGTTCCATCTCGATGTTCCAGAAATAGAATTGATAATTCGTCACTTTATTGTCGAACGCATAATAATCCAAAATCCATCGAATTTTGTAAGTTATGTTCTAAAAATATGGAAGAACCTATATATCATAGTCGAAACTGGGAACATTTTGGAAATATTTTTCAATTACATCTAAGTCCATGTTTTAATGATAAAAACATTGAAAACTGCTATAGGCAAAATTATAGCAAAACTACAGATAATTTAAAATGTGTAAGTTATGCAGAATTTATTATAGAAAAAAATAAGAATAAATGGATATCTTATCAAAAAGAAACTATAATAAAGCATGATATATCAAATATAAAATTTAATAGTATGCAAAAATTAGAAAAAGATATTGTTATACCTAAAAAGAAAACAAAAAATACAAACAAACTAGTCGAACAACTAAAATTACCTGTAGTTAAAAATAGTAATATTTATATAAATTTAGATGATGAATTGCGGTCAATTTTATGGTGTTTACTTTTAAACCATATCTTCAATAAAAATCCAAAAATAGAAAAATCTATTTCACCAATTACTATATTTGATAAAGAAAATGTTTTACTCTATACAAATGATAAATTTATCTATAATACTAATTTTAAAATAGAGGGTATTCTTCTAAATAATGATATCGCCGTTTTTAAAGATGATTTACAAAATTATGTAAATTCAATAGACATTTCAAAAATAGATGAAAAATTATTAAAAGTATTTATAAAAGAATTATTACAATAGAATATATGATGTCTTATAAAATAAATGTTCACCAAATTACTATAAAAGAATATTTTTTAGATGTATTTAATAGTTTTAAATTTGATAAAAATAAAATACATGAACAGGTAAAAAGGGATTTAACTCGGATGATATTTAATATTAATGGTATTGAGATTAAATCAATTGAGCAATTTTATAAATTTATTAATAATTTAGACCTACCTATAATTTACAAACGGATGATATGGGTATTACCAACACAAGTGTCTATGGTTTATTTTTACTATTATTTACAAAATTATTATAGTCAAATTAAAAATACATATGTTGTGGCTGAATTGGGAAATAGTAATAAATATTCAAATGACTTTATTATCTATGTGAATATTACAAATGATGCTTTTATAAATATTCAATTTATAAAAAATTTTAGAGTTTTAGATACAGGCATTTCATCAATTCCAGCAATATATAATATTTTTTTAGAAGTAAATATTAAAATTGGTTCCTCAAAAATGGTATTCTTTAGATGGAAAGAAGTAACTGTGTAACTAAAAGCATTTTATTCAAGATTTGTCTAATAGAAATATATAGTAATATTTTTAATAAGATATAAAGCATAAATACTTTATTAAAAATAGTGAATTATGAAATCACAAAAAATTACAATAGGAAAACATAATTCTTGTTTTAATTCAAATGAACTAAATAATAATAAAAATAGCTTTTTCATAGAACCATTTAAAACAACTAAAAAATACTTTTCAAACCTAGAAAACATATATTTCTTAATAATTAGCATTTTTCAATTATTAACAATATCTATCTTACCAGCAAATTGGTCACCAACAGGTCCATACAGTACTTCTATTCCTTTACTATTGTGTTTAATAATGGATATTATTGTTGATTGTATAAAATGGATAACAATATATCGTGACGATTGTAAAAAAAATAACACGTTATATAATATTTGGGATTTCAACACAAATAATTGGAAAAATACTAAAAGTATGTATATTTATCCAGGAGACATAATATCTATAAGTAAAGATATGACTATTCCAGTTGATATATTATTAATTGAATACTGTTCAAAAGATTTTTGTAAACTATCTTTATCAAATTTAAATGGTGAATCTAATTTGATTACAATTATGCGAATATCGGATATTCATACAATAGCTGATTATAAATTTTCAGATATTATTATAAATAATAATAATAAAAACAGCATTTTTGATATTGATGGAATATTAACATTTTGTAATGGTGAGCAAATTCACTGGGATAGTCGCATGTTTATGGTAAATGGTTCGAAAATGATATCACAGGGTGGAATAGGTATTGTATTATCGTGTGCTGCCGATTTAAAATTAATTAATTCAAATCATTGTGCCCAGCAAAGTAATAAAAATAATAGTTCAATGGATAAAATAAGTAATTTTATGATGAATACAACTATATACATATTAATTTTAATTGTTATTTCTATTACTATAACTAAAACATATCATCAATCTAAATTAAATATACAAATATTAAACTTGATTGGATATTTTATATTAAATATAGTTCAAAATTGGATTGTTTTAAATGGACTAATTCCATTTTCAATAAAAATTTTGTTAAATTCCATAAAATATTTTCAATCAAAAAAAATCCTATCACAACATAATATAAAAATTAATACACCTTATTTATTAGACCAGTTTAGTTCAATAGAATATGTTTTATCAGATAAGACAGGCACTATTACTAAAAATAGTCTTGAATTAATGACTTTAGTAGATTTTGATAGCAATATTTACAATCTGGAAGAAACTACCAAATTAATACCAAAAGATATACTTAGAGCGTTAGGGTTATCTATAGCATTTGATCAAGGAGAATATTGTACACCTGAAGATAAAACAATACATCAACGATATATTTATTTAAATAGTCAAATTCAATATGTTAATGATGATATTACACTTAATCTATATGGAAATATTGAAAATTATAAAAGAATAAAAATTCACAATCTTGATTTTACAACATTACGACCAATAAGTAGTTCTATATTTTTTGATAATAATGATAAAAAATATTATATATATACGAAAGCATCAATTCAGAAATTACGAGAAATTTTATTAGATTGTGATAAATTAAAATTAGATAGTATAGATAAAATAATTACATCTATAGATCCAAGTTTACGAACCATCGCAATAGGTAAACGGGTTATTTCTTTAGATGAGTTTGAAACATTTAATAGCTTAAATAAAATAGAAAAAGACCTATTTGTTATAAATTTTGAAAAAAATTTAAGTCTTATTGGTATATTAGGAATACAAGATAAATTAATTGATAATATACAAAATTCGGTGAATTGGATAATTAATAATAATATTTCGATGGGTATTTTAACAGGTGACCGTAAAGTAACCGCAATAGCAATAGCAAAACAATCGGGATTAATAAATAATGATACTAATATAATTACGATTGATAGCATTGATATTCTGAGAAATATTTATCTATATAAATCTGAATTAGTAGATAATAAAACTTTGATTATTTTTAATAATAATTTTTTGATAGAAACTATTTCCAATTTTGAACCCAAAAAAATGCTTATCGAAATATTAAAATGCAAACCATTATTATTAGGATATTCATTGACCCCTTTAGGAAAAAAAATAATTATAGACTTACTTGAGGAAGTTAATATTAAAACATTAGCTATTGGTGATGGTTATAATGATATTCCCATGTTACAAGCTGCGAATATAGGTGTGAGTGTATCCCAAAGTATACAGATTAAATCGGATTGTTATATTGATAATTTCAATATTCTAACGAATGTATTTCGATTTTGTTACAAATTTAGTATTCGAAATCAAATGATTGCCCTATTTACCGTATATAAATCATGTTCAATTGGATTTATACTTTCATGGTATCTATTATATTCATTAAGTGAAACCGCATTGTTTACATTTATTATATTTCAAGGATTTAATTTATTATGGTGTTTAATTCATCCAATAGATTACGCATTAAATATTACAAAAGATATACAACCTAATATATTAAAAAATACAAAAAATATTTTAAATTGTTATTCTATGTTATTTTGGATATTTGTAGCAGCAATACATTCATCTATGTTATTTTTTATACTATATGAATTGATGACTACTAAAAGTATAATTACCTATATGATTATTTTCCAAGTGAATACTATGTTATTAAGTTTTGATATATCGTATAGAAGTATATTTTATCAGTTTTTAAACAATATTTTTTTTATGGTATATTTACACTTTTTTGATATAGGTATTAAATCATTTTTAGACATATATGTATATAACATTCAATCGATATTGATATATAAATTTTGTATTATAGTAACACATTTATTAATATCACTATATTACAAAAGTAAAATTTTATGTAATAATATTTTAAATGAAGATAAAATTCAAAAAAAATACATGTAGATATTTTTATTAAATATAATATTTAATATGAATCTAAATCTATATTATCCCATCTTGAATAATTGCTTGGGTCTGTTTGTTTTGATGATTTAGCTTGTGTTGTTTGTATTGATGATTGTGCTGGTGATGGGTTATATGTAGGTTGTATTGATGATTGTGTTGGCTTTGGCGTGGGTGCCCTTTGTATAATTTCTAATATATTATCACGATGATAATAAACATCTTTATTACCACCACTATTAATTTTAAGATTTTCAGGCATTATACATATTTCTTTTTTATCAACTTTCACACACCATCTTTTTGTTCTGTTATTAAAATAACCTATTTCGCACTCTCTTCCATTCAAATCAGGTCTTTCGTTTATTCCAGTAATTCTTGCTGTATAACCTTGTTTAACATGACAGACTTCAAGATTTAAATAACTTATATTATGTGTTTGACCATCTATAAAAACAGGCCAAGTTTTTTGCTCTAAATTAAAATCACCAATTATTTTACCCAATTTTTGATTTAAATCTGTATCTGTAGTTAGACCCTTAATATACACAAGAGCATCTTTTTCAAAAAAACCAGTATCAAATCTTATTTTCCAATCTCTAAGAATAAGTTTTTCTTCACTAAAAATAGGTATTTCAATTATATCACCAACTGCACCATTTTTAAGTAAAACTTTAGTTCCTACATTATACCAAGTGTTATCTATATCAATGTCCTCCATAGAACTCAGAGTTGCACTGTCTAAAGGTTGAATACCATGATCAGAAGGTACATTATCCGATTCAGCAGATTTTGCTCGCATTAAACTGGCTTCTGTTTTAGGTATACTTTTTGCCATTCTGCGACACAAAAAAGATATTATCGTTACTTGATTATTAAATTTTATTATTTGATTATGGGGAGTATTAAAGATATGATATAATACATCTTTTAAAGTAAAAATATTTTTACTGATATTGCACGCATCTTCTAATTGTTTAAGTTTGTTTATATCATAATGTTCAATTTCATGAGTTGTATGATTGTATCTGATTATACCCATATATTCTTCATATTGAACTTTATTTGGATAAAATGTTATTTCGCTATCATTCATTACATCATTTTTTACATGATTTCTAATATCTATTTTGGTTGTAATTCCCGTATCTTTATCATATTCCAATGGTTTTATTTTTGTTTTTATAAATTCTATGCCTTCATCTGATAGATATTTAGATCTATCATTATATTTAAATAATCTATTATTATTAATATAATAACGAATTATTTCGTGAGCTTCAAAACTAGTAACTTTAACACCCAATTTTGCCGTAGTAATAATTGTGCTATTTGTAGGCACGGGGAATGGTTGAAGACCTTTGGATATAATGCCATGCCCAATAATAAAATAGGTATATACATTTTGACCAAGTTTAGGTTTTCCACCTTTATTGTTATTATTTATTTTTTTAGACTTTTTTTTAATATTACTAAAAAGTTTTTTTGATTTTTTAGATAATTTATTATTTGAAAAATTTCTCTTAGATTTTTTCAGCTTTATATTGATTCTGGACATATACACTTAGATATATATATATATATATTATTATTTTTTAAAAATAGTAATATATAATCCATTAGTATGTTCTTACATAAAACATCAAAAATATAAAAAAAAAATATAGTCGAGTAAATGTTAATTAAATTGCGCATTTACCAATATCACAATATTATAAAAATAAAATTTTATGTATATAAGATACAGGTATCGGCTATATACAAAAAAAACACATGTAAATTATTTATTTCTATTTTTCACCAGCAGTACCTTTAGCAAGGGCAGCAGCTTCTTTTTCTTGTTCTTTTTTAACTTTATCTGCTAATTTTTGTTGTCTTTCTTTATCTTTTTTTTCCATTTGTGCTTTTTCCTCTTCGGTCAATGGTTTATTTCTAATTTCTTGTGTTTGTTTTGGTAGTGGTGGTGATGGTGGTGGTGATGAATGTGGTGATGGTGGTGGTGATGAATGTGGTGATGGTGGTGGTGATGGTGATGGTGGTGGTGATGCTATTGGTATATATGATGGTGGTGATGGATCTTCTAGAATTTCAATTATAGTTTCACGATGCAGATCGTCTGTTATCTTTTTTTCAGATAGAACAATATTTTCACTTTTTATATTTATATTTGGATTACCTTTTGTAAAAACCGTTACCGGCCATATATTTTCACCAGTTGGTGATGTAGTAACAGCACCCGCAAAAGCACATTCTTCACCGTTAAGAATACTGTCATCTACTAATCCTTTAAGAGTCAATTTAGGTATAAATGTTTCTACATTAAATTTCACCGAAGTTATATATAATTTTTTTACAAAACCGATAAGACCGTTTGAAAGTAATACTTTAGTATTTACACCAATCCATTTTTTATCATTATTTAAAGGTAACATTTTCCTAGATACATTTGGCATTAATGCATCAACACCATCATCAGCTGATGATGGAACACTATCAGATTCTTGTGAAAGTCTACGAACACGATCTTGTGTGGGTAAATCACCAACTGAATCTTGGTCAAATCCTCGACACATAATAGGTATAATTGTTATATGATTATCAAAATGAATATCATCTTTTTCATTTGTATCAAATAATATATGCATTAAAGCATTTAAATTAAATTTAATAGCTTGTTCATCATTATAATTTTTTTCTATTTTTTTTAATTTATTAATATCATAGTGCTCAGTTTTGCGTGTGATATGATTATATCGTATAACTCCATTAAATTCATCAAGCAGTTTTGATGTAAATGAAATAGTCATATTATTTACTTTTAACGGAGTTTTGTTTTTATTAATATGATTTCTGAATTTTAATGGGTTATTTGGGAACTTTAGATTAATATTTTGTTCTAAAGTATCAGCATCAGACGTTTTTGTTTTACTTCTATCTTCTTTTTTAAAAAGTCTTTTTTGATCGTTAATATATAAATTAACTATTTCTTTTTCCTGTCCTATTGCAGCGTTCTTACCTGCCTCTGTGATTGTAATAATAGATGTATTTTCTCTAAGATTAATAGGATCTAATTCGCCTGATGTACTACCATGTGCAATAATAAAATACGTGTATTTATTAGCACCTATAAATGGTTTTCCGCCTATAAAAAGATTTCCAACATTTTTGTGCTGATTTAATCTTTTTTTAGATAATTTATTATTTGAAATTTTTCTCTTAGAATTTTTCCGCTTTATATTGATTCTGGACATATTAACTTATGAGTATATATATATATTACATATTTTTTTAAAAAAAAATAGTTATATAAAGCAAAAGCAGTAAATATATACTATTATAATAATGATTATTATAATTTTATTTATATTAATCCTTATATTTATATTTGCTAGATTTATAAAACACTTTCATAATACAATTTACTTAAATACAATTAATAATTATTTTCGATTTTCTGATGACGCAAATAAATTTGAAAAATAAGATATTTACAATATTATATATTTTAAATATCTTATCTTATGGAATATACGCATTATATAAATAATACATTTGATAATAATCTTTTTCAATGCGATGATGTTATTGGTGATAATAAATGCTTTTATAGAAGTGCAGTAAATTCACTTATATGGCGTTCAGATTTGGATAAATTAAACACTCCAAAAATGTTAATATCATCTAAAAAATTTAGAACAAAGAATAATTATAATCTAATCTATAATGAATCATATATTCACAATGTTGTAAAATATAATGACACATTGGAATTCCAATCGGATGCTATAATTCAATTAGAAAACAAAATTATAAAATGGGTAGATAAAAATAGAAATAAAATCTATGAACCTCTTGGTTCATATGTTTATGATATTGTTCGTATGACGCATGATATTTCTATAGATGAATATGTGCATCGGAGCCCTGAGAAATCAGATTTATGGGGAGGACTTATAGAACAAATAGCTATAGCTTATTTATATAAATGTCCTATAGTAATATTTAGACCTACTACTTATAATCTTCGTTCAAAAAAAATAAATGAGGGTATAATTAAAGATAATATACCAAATAAAAATGTAAGATTTCAAATAACACAGATTTTACATTCAGAAAAAGAAACAAATTTACCTATATATTTACTATGGAAACGATATGGCCAAGGAATGGATCATTATATGTCTCTTTATCTTAAAGATTTTTCAAATGAAGAACTAATTTTTTCCAATTGTCTTTTATCATAATTTACATGGAGATATGAAGCAAAAGGTAAAATACATTTATAAATAAGTTCATTTTTTGTATCATCTTCATCGTTATATTCATGTGTCTTAAATAACTGTGAATATATAACATCAACCATATCGTTATTTATATTTAAATAATTTACAATTTGCTTTATTTTTTCGTCATTATTTAATGATTCTTTTTCGTTCATAATTTAATATCTATATTATACATATTTAAAAAGTTGTTTAATAAATAAACTTAATAAAGAAATGTTAATAGAAAAAATAAATGTGCATGATGAGTTTTTAACAAATTTGCTTTTTCCTAAGTTTGAAAATTTTATTAAACAACATAATAATAGAGAATCTTTATCAACATTGTTTTATTGTTATAAAATTAATATTTGTGGTTATGTTAATGAAATTGCTCGAAAATTATATAATGAAAGTGATATTAAAAAAAATTATTTTCGTGAGACAAACTATTTTTATTCGACAAAGAGTTATTATATAATTGATTGTTGTGAATTTTATGGTCGTATACTTATGGAATTTATTATTGAATTTACTGAAAATTTATCTGTTTTAAATCAAAAACATTTATTTATACTACATAATTATGAACAACTAGATCCTGAAACACAATATAAAATATCATCTAAAATTGATAGAACTGTTAATTCCTCAATATTTTGGATTACTTGTAAAAATATTTCAAAATTATCTCGAAAACTTTATAATAAGATTAACATTATTAATATTCCCGTTCCTAATTTTAATAATATGAAATTATATCTAATTAAATTTCTAAATAAAATAAATATAAAAATGTTTGAGCCAGTATTAGATAAAATTATACAAATATCTGATGGAGATATTTATAAAGCAGTCTTTTATATTGATATATTTCAAATAGATCAAACGATAATTAATCGTAATTTACTAGATAACGACATTGATAAAATTTTAAATTTATTAATCGATCAGACATTTATTGAAAAAGATTATCATCAAATTAGAGAAATGGCCTTTCAATGTCTTGAAAAAATAGATATGATAAATATAATTTACAAATTAATTAATAGAATAATTTATAGTGATTATTTTGATATTCAACAAAAAAAAACAATAATTAATAATATTGCTGAGATACAGAAAAACGAAAAACCTAATTGTAAAGGTATCTTTATTTTAGAAGCTATTTTAAGTAAAATTATAATTATATATCATAACATTAATACAGATGAAGATGCTAGTTATTATTCCTATTTATTAAATGATAAATCTTAAATTATTCTTAATAAAATACAAATATTTAATACATTGTAAATTAAAAACATTTTTTATTTTACTGTGTATTTTACATGTTACACCATTATATTTCAACTCTATATTTATTTAGGAATTCAATAGTTTTTAAATCCATTCCACCATCTATATTAAAATGGCAACCATTAGGTTGTGAATTTATATTAATATTTGTATCTATTCCTATTAGTGCGCCTAACCAATTGATTTCAATTGTTTTCTCAAATTTCCAATCACTATCACTATCCCAAAATTTTTTTTTAAAAAAAAGACTTGCCTCAACTATTCTATCTTTATATTTTTTTGTAACAGGTTCTACAATAATAGAACTAATTTTTTGAATATAATTATAATTAGGTTTTATTGAACAGTAAACACATTCTTTATCGCGTATCATTATTAATCGATTGGTAATACATTGCGGATTATAATAATAGTTTTTATCAAACATCATAACATATTCTCCTTTACTTTCTTTAATCGATATATTTACATCTTCATTTACTAACCATTCGATTTTATCCTTTGGATAATCTAGATTTTTATACCATATTTCCAATAAATCATTTTTTTCTCTTGATACTAATGTAATACTAGGTAAATCTTCTGGTAATTCATTTAATATTGGTTCATATGGTTCTAATGTAGAAAATATATTATTAAATATTTTTTTAAAATTTTTGATAAATTCAAGTGTTAATTTTGAAAAGTTTTTACGAACAATATCACTATTATTCTCGATTGATAAATGATCTAATTTATCATATATATTATTAGGCGTATATTCAACAAAACCATTAGAAGAAGATAAATATTCATGGTCAATATTTTCTCTAAAAAAAACAATATTACCATGACACATATTTTCTAAAATTAGAAAAGTAATAGGTGTCCCTATTTGAATATAACAGCTATTATCTGTATACATTGTATTAAAATCAAATAAAATATCGACATTTTCTAAATCAATAATATCAAGTAAACAATCATCCGATTTAAGATAGGTATATATTTTTAACTTTTTTTTATATGACCATGATTTAGCAAACATTAAAACTTCATTTTTATTCTCATGATGCATTAGTGTATAAATGTCTATATTTTTTTTAGGTGAAAAGGCTTCCGATTTATTTAAACGTTCAGGTGTAATCCAACCTAAATATTTCATTGATACTGATTTATCCATTATTTCTTTTAATTTTACACCATCTTCATGAATTTTATACAATACAAGATTAATCCGACAAAGATAATCATTCTGATTCCTATTATAAACTTCTACATCAGGTATAAATAAATTATAATTCGACATATTCAGACCTATAGGTGAAATTAAATCTAAATGTATATTTAAATCTGCAAATCCAATATTTACATTTTCGTGTTTATACGTTTTAATCTCAAATTCCGTTTCAATCGTATCCCATTTATTATTGTTTATTATATATTTTATTGTATTTACATCATCAGTTGTAATATTCGTGTTTTTAAAAATATTAATTATCATTTTATAATTACTATATATAATAACAATTATCAACTATTCTTTAAAATATAAATTATTTAATTGATATAAATTTATGTATGAATAAAATTATATTAATTTAATCTCGTTAAATGGAAATAGGTCATTATACATTAAACCTATAAAATTATGTTCTTTTGAGATAGGAATACCAAAACCGCGTGATTGAGGTTTATATTCTAATAGTTTACAAATATACCCTGCTGATAATACATAATTTTGGTAAACTCCAAATGGAGTAATATTAGTATTTGTTGTTAAAAAAAGAGGAAAATAATTATTATCGGCTAATATAGTTTGTGTATCAATTTTATCTTCATTCGTTATTTTATAGTTGGTATAATACAAATACAAATTTGGATTTTCATTTTTAGATTGTAAATGGCAAATAAAGATATTATAAATTACATTTAATTTTACAAGTGTTCCATCATAATGTTTATCATTATATTCATAAATATCATTATATAAAAAACGCACACTATCTTTAACTAGAGTATAATCATTTTGTAACTTTGATGATATAGTTTGTAAATATTCTTCTGGATTTGATTTCCAATTTCCACATCTATTATTTACAATTTTATCTAAATCAGAAAATGTTGATATATTAATTATTCTAGTTGGGTCATCAATTATTTTAGATATATAATAATCTATTGTGCATTTAAACCTTTTTAATTTTTGGCAACAAAATGGAAAATTACTTTGTAACATATCTGGTATATCTTTTTCAACGTATGCTTTGGTTTCTTCATCTAATTCAGGATGCGTATTTTTAAATTGTATATCTATAACTTTTGATATATTTTTATTTATAAATTCTTGTAAAGTAAAATGAATAAATGATTGTTGAACATAATCATTTTCACCCTTATATAATGTGCCTCTATTATTGCAACCTAATCTCCAAAATCCAAGAGATGTTTCAGATTGATATAAATACAGATCAAAAGTTTGACCATTAGGCATTGTAGATATTATTTTAAGAGCGGGTCTATCTATTATTTCATTTAATGGGTTATAACCTACCAATTTAAAATTAATATTATCAATAGTTATATTAGGTAATTCCATATATTATAGTAATTAAATAAAATTTTTATTTAAATTAAATAATTGTATCAGATAACACACACAACAATAAACAAAAAAATTATAAGAATTTATGAATGCTTGAACTCTCTATACATTTACAACTACAAAACCTACTGAATTTACAGCAGAACAACTATATCTGGAATAAATTCCTATTTTGATGATGGTCGTGATGTAGAATATAATTTATCTCAATTTCAAAAATATGGTGGTCACAATAGCTTAATTCATAAATATTCAAAAAAATCAAGCAAAAAATTCCTTCTTAGAAGGGAAACGTCAAGAAAAATGATATAAACGTTTATATCAATATCAAAAAAAAGTATAATTGTAATTTTGTTATTTATTTCTTTAATTAAAAGAATATATGACCTAATATATTTAACATTTGTAGAATAAAAATCATATGCAAATAATTTAAATTGAATAAAAATATTAGTCCTTACATAGTTTTGAAACCTCTAGCAGGTGTCCTGGAATTCAATAAAATCAACCAATTTATAAATATTATGTTGTCTAATACTTAATAAATAACATAATATTATATATTTATGTAAAAAAACAAAATATATATGCAACGTTGTAATGTTTAATTAAAATTATTCTGATAAATAAGGAATTTTATATTTATATTCAATTTTAACATTATCACACTTATATATATCATTTTTTGAAATATAAATTGGGATTAATGATATATAGTACCCTCCTAATGATACAGCAATATGCCATAAGGCATGACCAAATAAATATTTCATAATTACATAATGATCACACAAATTTTCAGTTATTATCCAACTAACGCCTGCTATAGTAATCAAAAATATACCTTTAAATCCATAGTTAAATATAATATTAGGAACATTATGATATTTTATACGACATATAATAAGAAAAATAAGAATACTAAATAAGAAAAAACCAAATAAATTATTAAACAATATTTCATTATGTAGTCCAGTTGTAGCACTAAGAAAAGTGAGATATATAATTGTCGAAAACTGCATAAATTGCGATATAAATGATTTTCTAGAAATTAATAACTCAAAAAAAATATTATAACAATATGTTGAAATATATATCATAGAATATCTATCTAAAAGACCCCATCCTATATAATGTGTATGATGATATATAGATGATGATATACCATTAATAATTAAAGTAAAATATAACATATCAATATTAAATGAATTATATGAATTATAATATAGTCCGAATAGACCGATATAACTAATAAATAACGCACTAATTGAATTTATATATTCCGCACCATTAGAATAGATTGATGCTTCGCAAAAATCATGATCATATTCAGTAAAATCAATTTGAAATAAACTCATTATTATTTATTAATAAACCTAAATACTTATATTTAAATCTAAAATTATACTTTATCAAATAATAGATAATTAGAATGAAACATGTTTTTTCCATCTTTATATTTTTTCATTAGTTTTTTTGATATTGAATAGGTATTTAAGCATCTACTACCTAAATATTTATGTGATTTATCATTTTTTCTATATAAATAATTAATTTTATTATTATCAATATCATATTTTGAACAAGCTGTGTTATTTATCTGCATATTGGCAATTTTTTTATTTGGAATTTTAACAATATCTATATTTGGATTATTAATAGCTCTGGCATGGTTATTATTTATTATTATTGGTATTCTGCGACAACATCTATTTTTTTTACTATTTCTGAAATGTTCAAAGTGGTCGTGATTACTAATTATTTTTCTATATAAAATAGTTAATATTAATGGTATTAACAATATAGCTACTATTAATTTTATCTTATTAGGCATGAAATTTAATGAACATATATCATCAGGAAAAAACATTGAACAAAAACTATATATAAATGCGCGAATTTGAACATCCATCTTTATATTATATAAAAAGATATAAGATAGATGTTTTAATTTGAATATAAATTAAATTACAACGATTAGTTACAACGATTAGTTACAACGATTAGTTACAACGATTAGTTACAACGATTAGTTACAACGATTAGTTACAACGATTAGTTACAACGATTAGTTACAACAACGGCATATTTGTCCATCAAATATACATTTTTTTTTACATTCCGCATCAGATTGTAATTGGTTACAACACTGTTCACATTTAGTCCGACTATTATATATAAATTCTGAAACGTTAAATTTTTCAAAACATGGCCATCTTAATAATATAATTATCAAAAAAAAACCAAATAAAAAACAATATATTTTTTCTTCTATCATTTTAATATATATATATAATAGATATTATAAGAGCTTAATAATATTATGCTTGTATAAATGGATATCTATAAAAATAATAATTCAAATTACCAAAAAATTTAAATAATATATAGAAAACCTTTATTCAAAGAATTTCAATATTTTATTATGTATAAACAGCATTTATTATACTATATATTAAATTTTATTTTTAAACCATCCTTTATTATTTTGAACATAACCACATTTACTAAGATAATTAGAATTACGAATTAAATCTCTGCTAGGCATACCACCCCAGACCCAATCAGGTCTTGCTATTTCTGTCACAAGATGAACTGGATTTTGTATATTTTTGGCAAGACACGGCACTAAAGGAACAAATCTATCAATATAAATTCCAGAAAGTGTATTACATTGTTTTTTTTGACTAGTATCTTCACCTGTTCTCATTTTATTCTCTAATACTGGATTTGTAACTCCCCTACCCATATAAGGAACTGTTTTATATGGTCGTGTATTTAATTGTTGAATATATCTCATATTTGTAAGATTATTAGCATTTCTTAGGTTAGAGTCATCATCAATATTACACCCATCAGTGCTTGACCATCCATAACCATCTCTAAATGTTATAGTTGGTTCACTCATGGCTATATCTCTGATATTTTTAGCAGGACAGTCACAATCTTTGAAATTAGTTACCATATAGGTTGATGTTGAGTCATTTTGTAAATCGCGAGTTGTATTATAACAAGTTTCCTCTCCTAATCTTGTTCGATTATTTAAATTTAATTTATCAGTTTTTTTCATACATTGTGTCGTAGACATATTTATATATATTTAAATAAGTTTTTAATTTTATCGTTTAAATTTGAATAAAAAAATTCATATAAACTAATATATATAATATTTAAATGGATAAATGTTTAACTAAATTTAATGGCACATTACGCGAATTACTAAATGATATTAGATCCGTGAATCCTCAATCATGTGAATCTATTGAACAATTTATGATAACATATAATTTAGAAGATGAAAATTCAAAGGATTATTTTGATTATTTTGTTAAAAATGTTTATCCCAATTCAAAAGAAATTTTAGAAAAAGATGCTTCTCTTGTAGCCAATGTTCAAATTTTAGATAATATTGATTTACAATTTATTTTTAACAACGATGAACACTTGGAAAATCGTGATATTATTTGGACATACTTAAATGCTTTATATATATATGCTCACAAATATTTAGAATTGGTTCATGAGATGGCAAAAGCTCTTGAAAATCCAGATGTTATTGTTAGTCAATTGAAAGAAATGGGTTTTGATGAAAAATACTTTGCTGAACAATCACATATCTTATCCAAAATGGTTGAAAATATACAATCTAAAGCGGATGAAGCTATTAAAAATGGACAGGAACCTAATCCTAATGATTTTGCCCAAAATATACCTCCAGAAATGGAAAAAATGGCGGATAGTCTTTTTAGTGGTATGATTGGTAATTTAGCCAAAGAAATTGCTACAGAAATAGACCCTTCTACATTAAATTTTGACCCTGAAAATCCTCAAGCAATTCTGCAATCATTATTATCTGGTGAAAATAGTAATCTTATGTCTTTAGTGCAGAATATTAGTGGTAAGATACAAAATAAAATGGAAACAGGACAAATTGACCAACAAGCATTATTTAGTGAAGCAGCCTTAATTATGAATAATTTACAAAATATGCCTGGTATGCCCGCAAATATGGGTGCTAATATGGGTGCTGGATTAGACCCAAATATGATGATGAGTATGATGACGAATATGATGATGGGGGCTAACAAAAAAAAAGATAACTCTAAAAATTTAACACTATTGCCTAAAAATCATCCTAAAAGAAGAGGAGGTAATAAATAAATATATTTTTTATAGTATACTTATTTTAATTCCATTATAGGTTGTAACATTGATATTTTAGTGTCTTTCTTAACTAAAATTTTTGATACTATTTTATTTGGCACATCTATATCAACTCGAGAACCAAATCGAATATATCCTAATTTATCTCCAATTTTATATATTTTATCTCGATTTGAAGATAAACTATATATTCTTCTTGTAAAAAAACCAGTATATTGTATAATATCTATATTACCAAATTTAGTTTTTAAAACATGTTTTAGTTGTTGATTATATTGAGAACCTTCAAAATTTTGAGCAAAATGAAAATAACCATATTTAAATATTTCATCTATTTTATAACATTCTATCGGAATACATTGAGTGTGATTATCAAATACCGACAGAAATATTGATATCTTGGTGTTTATTTTTCCCTTTGTAATATTTAATATTTTACCCTGAGCAGGACTGTATAATATATGATTCTGCGTGTTTATAGGTAGGTATTCGGCATTCCTATGAAAATACAATAAAAATAGAATTATTAGTAATAAAATTAATCCTAATATAAATTTTGTTCTAATAAAAGATAATAAACATATTATTACCAATATATAAAATTCTAGATGATTATATATATTATTATTTTTTAAATATAACATTATATATTATCACAATATTAAACATGTAAATATATGTTTTTAATTATATATTAAAAATATACTTATATAATATATTTCTTTATGAAAACAAATGATCTTTTTTGGTTAAATAATCCAAAAATATTAATTGATCCAAATAGGTTAAATGAATTTTTTCCACATCCGAATATGACTAAAATAGAACAATTAAATTCAATTACCAGGTTTACAATTTATTTGGGAGTTTTGCTTGCGTTAATTAAATTAGAAATTAACTATTTATATATAGCATTTACTGGATTTATTATAACATTTTTAATTTATAATAGTAATTTAGAATTAAAAAAAACAGAAAATCTTGAAAAGTATGAAATTTATAAAAATATATCAAAAAATAATAAAAAAACAATTTATGTAAAACCTACTTACGATAATCCATTTATGAACCCAACATTAATAGATATTAATAATAATCCAGAAAGAGAATCATATAGTAAAAAAAGTTTTATTGATAACGAAGAAATTAAAAATGAAATTGAGGACAAATTTAGTTTCAATTTATATCAGGATGTAAATGATGTTTTTGGAAAATCAAATAGTCAAAGGCAATTCTATACTACACCTGTTACAACCATACCAAATAAACAAGATGACTTTGCTAAATGGTTATATGGAAAAAATGAAACATGTAAAGAAAATAATGGGTTTCAATGTATAAATAATAATCCTAGATATTTAAATGCTGAAAGTCGTTCCGTCATTTATTAATAATTTATATATAATAAATAATTTAGATTTATTATTAATATCATAAATATAAAGCATATTATATCTATGATATATATACAGGATGCATTTATTTATTTATAGTTTCAATCAAAATGGAACACATATAAATGTAGATGTGTTAAACCATATATATCTAAAAATAGAAGAACTTAAACATAAACCTGATATTATAGTATTAGGTTTTCAAGAAAGTCGTTTCGGTTTTGAATATTACCTACCAGACTCTAAATTACATAACCGATATGAACTTATACATAAAATTAGATTAAACGGTATAGGTAATGTAGGCATTCGAGGGTTAGGCTTATATGTATGTAAAGCAGAAAATCTGAAAATTCCTATTGAATTTATTGAAGAAAACTGGATACGATTTAATTATCAATATTTCGGCAAAGGGGCTGTATCTATAATTATTAAAATTCAAAATTGCAAATTTCTATTTATTAATACACATATGCCTTATCATTCAACATATAATGGTGGGGGTATTAATGAAAGAATTGATAGTTTAAATGTTATATACGATTACATCATTTCAAAAACAACACATAATTATTTATTTATGTTAGGTGATTTTAATTTTAGACTTCATATTAAAAATGATATATCTAAAAATAAATCAAATATAAATAATGAATCAATAGAGCTTTATTTAAAAAATAAAGCATGGAAAGTTTTATATTATCATGATGAATTATATTTGTTATCATATTTTTACAGTAATTCTTTAAATAATTTATCAAATAGAAAATATGGTGAGGAATATGGTTATGAATTAGAAGCTCCATTATTATCATTTTATAAATATTTATTAGATAAACCTGAATTTTCACCTTCATATAAAGTTTATAACAATAGAAGTGATATTCAAGATATGAATAGTAAGATAATTGAATTAGATAAATATTACTCTCGATGGAATACAGATAGAACACCTTGCTGGTGTGACCGGATTTTAACAGCAAATTATCCAGGTATTGACCGGTTATTATATACATCCGATGATCATATATTAATTAATGCTAGTGACCATTTGCCTGTTTTTAGTTTATTTTTAATAGATAATAAATTAATAGAAGAAAACCCAGATTAGTTTTCACTATTTTCTTCAAAAGTAATTTGTTTATTATCTACTAATTTGTTACAATGATTTAGATGATTATTTCCCATAAAGTCATTCATATTTTTAACTAATTCTTGTCTACATTCACTTGTAGTAAGCATTTCTTTAATAATACCTATCATCATTTTACGACGAATTTCTGGACACATTGTTTTTTTTGTTTTAAATTCTAATTCTTTAAATTTACTATCTATTACTTGATAGGCCTTCATTACCATAATCGTTGTTTTAATTTCATCCCATTCACTAAAAAATTCATCAATAAATTCACGCATTTTAGGTTCATTCATCATAATATCGATAAATTGAAAAAATTTATTATTTTGTAATGATTTTTCACCTTGCATAATATAGTCATTATTTTTGTCTGAACTAATTGTGGGAACTATATCCATAATGGTATATTAATGATATTATGTTATAATTTAAAATCAGTTTTTTATAATATAAATTTATAATATATAGAATATTATGGTTATTTATAAATCCAAAAAAAATAATAAAATAAAAATATCTAAAATAAAAGGGGGAAAACCACATCAACACGATAGTTCTTTTATGCTAATTTCAGATTTATTAAAAGATATTCCTTTTACAGATTATATTGCCTTTCATCAAGAATTACCTTTATTCGCAATATTACATGAAAATCGTGTACAAATATGGCAAATTCATATTGAAAATTCATCAGTAAATTTTATGCATAATATCGATACACCAGTGTCATATATTGATGAAGCAGAAATATTTGTATTTCATCCTACTAAGCCCGATATTGCGATAAATAATGAAGGAAAACTCAAATTATATACTAATATTGATAATTTGGACACAATACAATGCTTCGCTACAATAAATATTACATACAGAACGGAAAGTCCCTGGCACGATACTATACTGACGTTTGTTAAATATCATAGAACTTTACCTATCATAGCAATAGCTTCAGAAATACGACCTAGCACTACAAATTTAAGTGATGACTTTGATATTATTAACATACCTATATCTGGTTCTACTGAAATATATAGTTTTACACCATCTGGTTCAACAACTTTAGTAACACAAATAACAAAAAGTTATAATTTTGTATATAGACATAGAGTAGGAACAGCTTCTGCTCCAGTTTCCCAAATGGACTTTCATCATGAATTACCTATTATCGGAATTGTAAATTCAAATTATATACATATATATACTATTAACATTGTTGAACCAGGGAACCATCAGATTATGAGAACACCAGGAAAGTATGTATCATTTCATAAGAATTTAAATATCTTTTTTACCTTTTCTTCTGGAGAATATGATGAAATAGCAATATGGCATTTACCAAAAGACTTATCTAATATAACTTCAATAACGAAACATACATTTTTAAGAGATACTATAACACAAATAGCGTTACATCCTTCTAAATTGATTTTAGTCGTAGAACAAACTATTGATAGACTACAACCATTTTTAAGACAATTAATAGCTTTTAGTTTTTTTGAAAATAATATAAAACTTGAGGGTAAATCGCATATATATGATCTTATACAGCCTAATCATAATTATTTAATATTACATTCAAAATTACCCATTATTTGTAATTGGAATCGTAGCTCTATTAAATTGTGGCTTTGTATAAAACCCTATAATGATTTTAATCTATTTTCTAAGAAAGGAGATATTAGTGAAGATATTTGTAATAGCCTATGTTACTTATGTAATTTTAATCTTTGTATGAAAAATCCA